GGCTACGAGGTCGAGAAAGAGAAGCTCGATATTTTGTGAAGATGAAAGGTGTGAATGAAGAATGCGAGTATTTAGTTTTTGGGGAACTTTCGAATACTTGGAAGTTAAGAAGTCTTGGCAGTTTTGGAGAGCTTAGGAAATATCACACCCGCAAAGAGCTTGAAGAAGCAGGCTTCGGAGAAGTATTTAATAGCCCGCTATTTGAAGTCGAGGAGGTGGAAGAATGAAAAAAGTGACATGTCTTCTTGGGCATTGTGGTGAGAAAATCGAATTCAAAAGTGACAGAGAAAATATTATTGATGAAATTGAATATCATTTTAGCACTAATCAATTATTTGAAATCGAATTAGAAGATAGAATGATTCTATTGAACCTTAGTGAAGTTATTTTCGCCGAGATTAAGGAGGTGCAAGATGATTACAAAATTTAGGGCTTGGCTCAAGAATGATAAAGAAATGATTGATGTTGACGAGATCCATTTTGATAACGGCCAGTTGGATTTTATCGGTGATGCAATCACATTTATGCGCAAAGCAGACGAAATCGAACTCATGCAAGCAACAGGCTTGCAGGACAAGAACGGGCAGGAGGTGTTTGTCGGCGACATCATTAAATGCACAAGGGGTTGTCCTCATGAGATTTATTTGGAAAAAGAGTACGGAGGTACATATGTAGGCGGAATGCCTGCCATATATTTAAAAGGCTTGCTAAATGGCTATGCGTGGACTGGTGATGAAGAAATTATCGGAAATGTATATCAAAACCGAGAGCTTTTGGAGGTAGGCTATGACCGAGATTAAACTAATATTTTTCATTGCTTCTTGCGTAGTTTCATTCTACGCAGGGGAGGTATTTAGCCGACCTGTGGTCACTCACAAAGAAGAAGTTAACGGCAGGTATCACGTCACAGTCAGACATTATGGCAAGTATCTGGTCAACGAGGATCAGTACGAATCCATTTCTGTCGGTGATGACATGCCAGAATTTTTAAAAAAAGGAGATTAAAATGAACTCAGATAAATTTTTAAATAAGTTTACTTACTTAATCCTGTGCGTATTTGTAGCAGTCGTCTGCTTCGGATTTTACAAGCAACACGAAGCGAACCAAAATCTAAACGACAAGATTTTTAGTTTGGAACGACAAAATGCAGAAATCACTGAGCAGGTAGACAAGCTCAATAAGACGATTGATGCAGAGATTGCCAAGAATTTGAAAGAAGTAGCGGAGAAAAATAATGTTGGAGGATAAGATAGCACAGCTAGAGCATGCGAAGAAATGCTATTTGAGAGACCTAGAACCAGAGCGCATGGCTATTGTGCGAAAGAGTTTTGGTTTGCAAGTAGCTTCAAAGCGCAGGGATTGGCTGAAGAAACAGGTTAAACGATGTGATGAGGAGATAAATTTTTTGGAGGAGCGAAGGTGTCAATAGATATTAGACAGAGATTGAAAGCATTACAGTACATAGACATCAAAGCGAAGTCAAAACATCAAGAAATTATCAGCTTGAAATCTGGGATTTTGCGTAGTCAACAATACACGGATCAACCTAAATCTGGCAGTCCAGGGAATCGGTCCGAAGAATTGAATGTGCTGATCATTGATAAATCTGAAAAGCTTTATCAAGAGATTCAAGAGATGTACGCAGAGCGTGACGAATTAATTAAAGTAATTGAATCTCTACAAGATCCGATAGAAAATTTAATCATGCGCTTGTATTACATAAACGGCCATTCTATCAAAGAGATTGAAAAAGAATTGCCTTTGAGTCGACGTAGCATCTTTTATGCAAAAGAAAGTGCAGAGAAAAAAATTCTTGCACACTTTGCACCGAATGGCACTTGAGAAGTGATATTATGGTAGCATCAAAGATTTGGCAAGAGGTCTTTGATGTTCTAATTCCTTTAAATAAACTTCCGGGGGGAGAATGATAGGTTTTAACCTGATGCGATTTCAGGCTCTCTCTTACATAGCCGCAAACAATAAAAATTAGAAAATCGTACAGTATCGCGCCTCTGCGGTTAGGGCGCATTTGGGGAATAATGGTTAAGAGGTCTTAAGTCTCCTTATGTATTTTTTAATGTTCATGTTCGTGTTTCATGGTTACCTCGCAAACAACCTTTTTCAAAAAATCTTTGCCTCTTCTGGTTCGATTCCAGGAATTCCCATTCAGTCGCTCATGCGACTTTTTATTTTGTCTGAAAGGTGGTGATGGAAAATCGCTAAATTAACTCTAAAACAACAAAGATTCGCTGACGAGTACATCATCAGCGGAAATGCAACGGATGCTGCTATCAAGGCTGGCTATGCTAAGAGGTCGGCTGGCCAGATAGGTGAGCAGAACTTGAAAAAACTTGAAATTAAGAAATACATAGATGAGCGCTTGGCTCAGCTTGCGTCCGAGAAGATTGCAACACAAGAAGAGGTACTTAGCTATTTGACTTCTGTTATGCGTGGAGAGACGCAAGAGCAGACGCTAATTAGTATAGGAGAGCTAGGGCAGGAAATAACGGATATAGACGTAGGGGCTAAAGATAGGATTAAAGCTGCTGAACTTCTGGGAAAACGACATAGACTTTGGACAGATAAGGTAGAAGCTGACATTTCTGGAACGGTGGTGTTTGCGAATGAATCAGACATACCAGATTAAGCCAAATGATATTGTTGTAGATCTCCCAAAAAAGGTTGGCAAAGGCTATGGCCAGTTCTGGCGCTCGCGGAATTTCTACCGCGTCGTAAAAGGGTCTCGTGGTTCGAAGAAATCAAAGACGACAGCGCTGAACTTTATAACGCGTATCTTGAAATATCCTTGGGCTAACTTGCTTGTAGTGCGTAGATACTCAAACACAAACAAGCAATCGACTTACACGGATTTTAAGTGGGCAGCTAATCAGTTAAAGGTCGCTCATAAATTCAAATTCAACGAATCTTTGCCTGAAATCACAGTCAAAGAGACAGGGCAGAAGATACTATTTCGTGGTTTGGATGATGAGTTGAAAATCACATCTATCACAGTAGACGTAGGTATCTTGTGCTGGGCTTGGTTCGAGGAAGCTTATCAAATCGAAAGCGAAGATAAGTTTAGTACGGTTGTCGAGTCGATCCGTGGTAGCTTGGACGCGCCTGACTTTTTTAAACAAATAACAGTCACGTTTAACCCGTGGAACGAAAGACACTGGCTTAAACGTGTCTTTTTTGATAAAGAGACGCAGAGAGCAGATACGCTATCGCTCACAACGACTTATCGTTGCAACGAATGGCTTGACGCCGTCGATATCAAACGATATGAGGATTTGTATCAGACGAATCCTAGACGGGCTAGAATCGTCTGTGATGGTGAGTGGGGCGTGGCTGAGGGGCTTGTATTCGAAAATTACAGCGTTCTTGATTTTGATATACAGGATACGATTAAGCGAGTAGGCGAAACTGCTGCAGGTCTTGACTTTGGTTTCACGCACGACCCGACCACTTTTCCTCGATTGGCCGTTGACTTGGATAAAAAAGAATTGTGGATATATGCAGAGCATTACGAGCACGCTATGACCACAGAAGACATTTATCAGATGATTGCCAAGAACGATATGCTAAACGCTGAAATTACAGCAGATAGTGCAGAACAGCGCTTGATTGCAGAATTGAGGTCAAAAGGCGTCAGAAGAATTCAAGCGTCTGTGAAAGGCAAAGGTTCAATCAATGCTGGTATAGACTTTATGAAGCAATTCAAAATCTATATCCACCCGTCTTGTGAGAAGACGATAGAGGAATTTGATACTTATATCTACAAGCAAGATAAAGACGGTAATTGGTTGAACGAGCCAATCGATGCGAATAACCACGTTATCGATGCCATCAGGTATGCTTTAGAGAAATATCACATCGAAAGAAAATCAACACAAGACCGCATGAAGAATGCGTCTTATTATTTCAGGAGGTAAGATTGGAAGTTAAATTTTTAAACGGCACACGTTTCGACAGTAGATCAAACGAACAATTTATGATGATGACGGAAGACTTTGAAGCCATCGAATACGGTTCTGACAATTGGATTGAGCAGTTAAAACGCTACGTGAACCGTCACAAAGCAGAACAACAGCCTCGGTTAAAAGAGTTAAAGCGTTACTATAAAGGCGATAACAATATCAAGTATCGACCTGCTAAGACGGATGAGACTGCGGCAGACAATCGCATTTCCAGTGACTTTGCTAAGTACATCACCATTTTTGAGCAAGGCTACATGTTGGGCAATCCAGTCGAGTACAAGAACGAAAATGAAACAATACTTGACAATATCAAAGACTTCTCTGCTAAAAACAACGAGAAGAAGCACAACTCCTCAATCAAGAAAGACTTGTGTGTGTACGGCCGTGCTTACGAGCTTTTGACTATAACGAATCGAGATGGCAAGGCTTGGGTTAAGCTGTACAAGTTAAAACCAGAAGAGACTTTTGTTATTTATGATGATACCTACGAACAAAACTCACTCATGGCCGTAAATTACTATGATGTAGATTATGGAGATAGCAAACGTAAAACGATTATTAAAGTCTATACTGCAGATCATATCTATAGCTACGAGTGGAAGTCTACGGATAGCGATAAAATGGCGCTCAAGGACGAGCAAGATCATTATTTCAAAGCTGTGCCAGTCAATGAGTACAGCAATAACGAGGAGCGTTTAGGCTCTTACGAATCTGTGCTGGATAACATAGATGCTTACGACTTATCACAGTCTGAGCTTGCAAATTTCCAGCAAAATAGTAACGATGCCAT